AAAGAAAAAAGCCTTTCTTAAAGGCTGATGACGGCGAATCTCAGTAGAAAAACTTAAACTTCTACTGGAGAAACATAATGAAATCTATAATCCATATGATTGGAAAATATGATGACGTTAATGAGGCCTTAACTACTTTGATAACTGGATTAGCTGCTATTAGTTTAGCACCAATCACAATCATGTTTTCTTTGTAGTTGAGCCACTTGAACTCATGCGGGGCTAAGAAATTAGCCCCCACCTTTTGAAAATAAAGTGAAAAAAACGTTTACAAAACGACTAAACTATGGTATAATATATACATGCTTCAATTCTATACAAACGTTTCTCGATATGGCAATCAAATTCTTTTACGAGGATATGATCATGGTCGAAGAATCGAAAAGAAAATCAAATACGAACCAATCCTTTTTACATCCACAAATCTAAAAACAAATTGGAAAGCTCTTGACGGAACTCCTGTCGGCGTAGCAAACGCTGGTAAGAGATTCGAATCTATGAGAGCAGCCAACGAATATGTAACAGCAAACAAAGGAGTCTCTGGTAAAACAATCTATGGAAACACGAAGTATATTCCTGCTTTTATCAATGACTATTATCCTGGCAATATAGAATTCAATCGAAGCACAATCAATGTCGCAACAATCGATATTGAGGTTGCATCCGATGATGGATTCCCTGAGCCAGAAAAGGCTGATCATAAAGTTATATCGATCGCAATGAAAAGTAATATTGGAGAAACATATTACGTTTGGGGTCTTGGCGACTATGATGTAGAACAATCGTATATGAAAGAAAACCTCGTAGTATATCGTAAGTTTGATCGTGAAGATGATTTGCTTATTAATTTTATTACGCATTGGTCTTCACAGCAACATAGTCCAGACGTAGTCACTGGTTGGAATACAAGGTTCTTTGATATTCCTTATCTTGTTAATCGTATTAATCGTATGCTTGGCGAAGCTTATGTTAAAAGACTGAGTCCTTGGGGTATGGTTGATAGACAAGAAGTAACTAAAATGGGTAGGACTCAAACTGCTTATGAGCTTAAAGGTATATCTCAACTTGATTATCTTGACTTATTTAAAAAGTTTGGTTATTCATATGGGCCACAAGAGTCGTATAAACTTGATCATATTGCTCATGTTGTACTTGGTGAAAACAAACTTTCATACGAAGAATATTCTAATCTTCATACTTTATACAAACACAATCATCAAAAGTTTATTGACTATAATATCAAAGACGTTGAGCTTGTAGATCGTATAGAAGATAAGCTTGGATTGATTACACTTTGCATGACAATGGCATATAAAGGTGGCGTAAACTATAATGACACGTTTGGTACCACATTGATATGGGATACGATCATATATCGTAAACTGTTTGCAAACAATATTGTTGTTCCATTTATCGAAGATAAAACAAAGTCAGCTTATCCTGGTGGGTTTGTAAAAGATCCACATGTAGGAATACATGATAACATTGTATCTTTCGATCTTAACTCACTCTATCCATCAATCATTATGCAATACAATATGTCGCCAGAAACGATTGCCAATGGAGAGATTACTCAGTTTGATATTGAAAATGTTCTTACTCAAGCTTCTCGTCCCGATAATCGTGGCAAAGCTCTTGCAGCAAATGGACAATACTTTAACACTGATCGACCAGGCATTGTTCCATTTATTATTGATGAAATGTATAAAGAACGTGTGGACATTAAACAACAAATGATCACTGCTCAAAAAGAATTAGAAAAGGTAGATAAAAATGATAAGCAAGAAATGTATCGAATCGAAAGAGATATCGCAATTGCAGAGAACAGACAAATGTCGATTAAGATTCTCCTTAATAGCTTGTATGGCGCTATGGGCAATCGCTACTTTCGTTTTTTTGACCAGCGAATCGCTGAAGCCATTACCCTTACAGGACAACTTACAATTCGATGGGCCGAATATTCGCTCAACGCCTATCTCAATCGAGTGCTACAAAACAAAGAATGGAAAGATTACATCGTTGCAATCGACACAGACTCTTTGTATGTATGCTTAAATGATCTTGTAGAAAAGGTACAACCAAACAATACAATCGATTTCCTTGATAAAGTTTGTCAAGATGCGTTGGAACCAGAGCTTGAAAAATCTTATGCTGATCTTTACAGCATGTTAGGCGGTGTAGATAATCGTATGGTTATGAAACGTGAAGCAATCGCTGATCGTGCTCTTTGGACGGCAAAGAAACGATACATTATGAATGTGCATGATAACGAAGGCGTAAGATATGCTGAACCTAAAATGAAGATTATGGGTATTGAAGCAATTAAGTCTTCTACACCAGCGCCGTGTCGTAAAGCTCTTAAAGAAATCTTTCATGTTATTATGAAAGAAGATGAAAAATCAGTACAGCTTGCAATCGAACAGTTTAAAAACTATTTTAAAACTCTTGAGCCAGATGAGATTGCTTTTCCAAGAGGAGTAACTCAAGTTAAGAAATGGCAAGATAGAAATAGTCTTTATAAAAAAGGTACTCCTATTCATGTTCGTGGCTCGATTCTATACAACAAACTTGTAGAAGATATGCAACTTAAAAAGAAATATGAACCAATCAACAATGGCGAAAAGATTAAGTTCTTATATCTTCGTCAACCAAATTCAATTCATGAAAATGTAATCTCATTTCCAAACTATCTTCCTGATGAGTTTGGCTTAAAGAAATATATTGATCATGAATTACAATTCCAAAAGACCTTCCTTGACCCAATTGAACCTATCCTAGATGCAGTTGGCTGGAATTCAAAAGAAGTCGCAAGCCTCGAGGATTTTTTTGGATGAGATCTAAATTAACATTTGATAAACTTATTGATGATTATATATTTAATAGTGTATTAGATGTTGGTGCTGGAAATCAAACTTTTGCTGATATGTTTCGAGCAGCTGATAAAGAGGTTTATACTACTGATATATTAGAATCTGATTATCAAGGCGACTTTAATACAATTGATTTCGATCGTAACTTTGATTGTATATGGTGTGCACATACATTAGAGCATCAACTTAATGTTCATCATTTTCTAAGTAAGATTTTTCATTTATTAGATACAAATGGAATTCTTGCAATATCTGTTCCACCACTTAGACACAATATTGTTGGTGGACATGTTTCATTATGGAATGCAGGATTATTATTATATAATCTTATATTAGCTGGATTTGACTGTTCAGATGCAGCTGTGAGAACTTATGGATATGATGTATCTGTTATAGTTCAAAAGAAAGAGGCAAGATTGCCTAAATTAAATTACGATCATGGAGATATTGAGAAGCTTTCTAAATATTTTCCTACTCAATTAAAAGCAACTCAAGGATTTTATGGACAAATACCTGCAATTAATTGGGATTAATCGTTTACAAACTACTAAAAGTATGGTATAATATATACCTATGGAGAAAAATATGAAACTAGTAAGATTATCCTCAGGAGAGGAAGTAATTGGCAAAGTAGTAGATAATGGCAGTGACATTACTATTACCGATGGCTATTCTTTAATACCAGCTGGTGAAGGCAAAATTGGATTTATGCCTTTCATGGCTTATACAAAAGCAAAAGAAGGAATCACTATTCCTAAAAACTTTGTTGTATTCATGGTCGATCCAGTCGATGAATTAGTCGATCAGGTAAGACAAATGGATACTGGACTTGTTACACCTAAGAATAAGATAATATCATGAGCAAAGACTGGGTAAAAGATATACATGACATGCAAACCAAGTATGGTACTCGTGTTTGGATGTCTCAGGCTAATGAAGAACAAAAGAAAAGATTCTTAGAATTTAGAATTGATTTTTTAAGAGAAGAGTTAGATGAAACAGAAACAGCTCTTATAAATATGGATGCTGAAGAAATAGTTGATGGTCTTATTGATCTTTGCGTTGTAGCAATTGGTACACTTGATGCTTTCAATGTCGATCCACATGTTGCTTGGAACGAAGTTCTTAAAGCAAATATGAATAAACATCCAGGAGTAAAACCTGAAAGACCTAATCCACTTGGATTACCTGACTTAATAAAACCAGACAATTGGGAGGCACCAAGTCACAAAGACAATCATGGTAAGCTTAACGATATTCGATAGTATATACGATAATAAAACAAATAAACGTATGGACTATACTAGCTTCGACGAGTTCGAGGCTATCCTGTATAAGCTATCAGAATCTACAAAATATCCAACAAAACAAGATGCGCCTTTATTAAGTCCAGCCATCTATCAACCTGATACTACTCGTGCAAATGATAATGTTGTAGGTTGGGGTGGCTTTGGTATTCTTGATATTGATGACTATGAAGGAGATTTAAAAGATATTGAATCAAAGTATGATAAGTATCGTTATGTTTGTTATTCAACAGCTTCATCTACAGTTGAATCTCCAAAGTTTCGTTTAGTATTTCCATTGACTTGCAATGTAGATAAAGATGATATTAAGCATTTTTGGTTTGCTTTAAATAAAGAGATTGGCGATATTGCTGATGCTCAAACCAAAGACTTAAGCAGAATGTATTATGTTCCTGCTAAGTATAAAGACAGTTTTAACTTTATCTTCTCTCACGATGGAGAAGTTATGAATCCAAATGATCTTATGGAAAAGTATCCATATGTCAAACCTAATCAAACAATGTTCGATCGTTTTCCTGAAGCAATACAAAAGGCTTTACTTGAAAGAAAACGTAATGAATTAAAGAATACAAATTATACGTGGACATCTTATCAAGACTGTCCTTTTGTTAATAAGAAACAAATAGATGAATACAAAGGTATTACAGGTACAGGTTGGTATTCAAAGATGTATCAAATCATGCTTACAACTGCAGGCAATGCAATGAGCAAAGGATATCCTATTACGCCAAAAGAAATAGAGTATATCTGTAGAGACCTAGATACTGATACAGGTGGTTGGTATCTTAAAAGAGATTTGGAAAAGGAGGCTGCACGAGCTATCGAGTTTGTGTTTAAAAATAATATATGAGTAAATTTGGTAAAGCAATAGATAAAGAAGTAGAAGAACAAAAAAGACAAATGTTTAAATCATTCCTAGGTGGAATGTTATTTGGATTTTTATTAGGAGCAGTTATGTTTGCAATACCTAAAGCTCATGCAAGTGATGCTAATAATGAGATATATTGTCTTGCTCAAAACATTTATTTTGAAGCAGGTAATCAACCACTTGCAGGTAAGATTGCAGTATCACAAGTTGTAATAAATCGGACTGAACATGCGTTCTATCCAGATTCGATTTGTGATGTAGTTTATCAAGCAAAAATGAGAGTTAACTGGAAAAATGAATTGGTTCCAATACGAAATCAATGTCAGTTTAGTTGGTTCTGTGATGGTAAATCAGATGATCCAGTAGATTCAACTACGTGGTTATCATCATTAAACATCGCAAGAAATATAATACAAAGTAAATATGGAGATATCACAGAGGGAGCAACACACTATCATGCAACTCGTATAGAACCATATTGGGCAGCTTCATTAAATGAGACTGTCATTATTAACGATCACATATTTTACAAATAGGAGAAAAAAATGTACAGATATAAAGTTGACGTAACACGAATCGTAGATGGAGATACCGTTGATGTAGACATCGATCTTGGTTTTAAAATTACTATGAAAAAACAAAGAGTAAGATTAATGGGTATTGATACTCCAGAATCGAGAACAAGAGACTTAGAAGAAAAGTTCTATGGTAAACAAGCTAAGAAGTTTCTTACTTCTCTCTTAGAAGAAACTGAGGTTCAATTAGTCGTTCATGATAAAGGTAAGTTTGGCCGAATTATTGGAGAGTTGTTTATAATACAATCTGAAAACGAAGGCCATCCAGTATTTGAAGTTGATACTGAAAAAAGTGTCAATCAATTAATGATGGATAACTATCATGCTGTTCCATATATGGGACAATCAAAAGACGATACTATCAAAGGACATATGATGAACAGAGCTGCTTTAAATGAACAGGGGATTATATACACAAAATGATTAACTTAGGAAATAATTTCAAATTTAATATCAATGATATTCCTGAAGATGAGTGGAACAAAAGAGCTCGTAAAGAAGCTGAAGAAATCAAAAGTAATCCAAAAGATAAACACAGAGATTTAGAGTCTGATATATATCCTAATACAAGAAGAGGTCATGGAGCTGAATGGTTTAGCATGTTAAATTTAGAACATACTGATAATCCAAAAAAATATCAAGACACATATGATACTGATGATATAAGAGCAGAACATAAAGTATCGCTAAGTAGAAAGTACTTAGATATGACAATAGAAAACTATGAAAAGCTTTTACTTGATGATTCTACTGATTGGCATATAAAGAGAGCTAAAAATATGGCAAAAAGAGTTTATGGTTGGATTAATCCATATGATGATTATGAAGCAAAAACTTATACAAATGAATACACACTTGTTGGGATATGGGAGTTTGATAAAAAACTAAAAAAACTTGTTTACATTTCGCCTAAAGTATGGTATAATAGATATATTAAATAAATTATGGAGACATTATGAAAGAAAGCTTAAGAGTCCTGCAAGAATGCGCAGAACTACAAACTAAAAAATCACAAGACTATCAAAGCTCTGAATCTACAGTCGTTCAAGCAATGCACTATAGACGTGGCATTGATACGATTCATGATATCATTCTTGGTAAAATCATGAGAGCAACATCCTTGCTTGAATCAACTGATGAACCAAACTTCGAAAGCATTGAAGATACTTACAAAGACATGATTAACTATTGTTCTTTTGCAGTTGCTTATGCTCGTGGTAAAATGGAAGGCCAAGATCCACAGAGAGATATGTTCAATAACAGGATTCAAAATGCAGACGACTAAAGATATCGCAGAGATATTTGTTAATGCTCTTGAATCAAAACAGTTTACAACAGATAAAACTGGATGTAAGACTGTAGAAATTATTGGTGCATCATTTCTTGCTGATAAACCAGCAATCTTTGGTACTCCAAATAAAGAATATATTAAAGCTGAACTTGACTGGTATGAATCAAAGTCAACAAATATAACTGATATCTATCCTGAAGGAGATAAAGAACCACCAAAAGCTTGGCAATCGACAGCAAATGTACATGGTGAAATCAATTCTAATTATGGTCATCTCATTTATAGTCCTAAGTTCTATTGTCAATATGAACAAGTGCTAACAGAACTTACATACAATATGGATTCAAGAAGAGCAACTATGGTTTATCAAAGACCAAGTATCTGGTTTGAATTCGATGAGAATGGTAAAAATGATTTTATCTGTACTAATGCCGTAACCTATTATATTAGAAATAGAGAACTACATTGTGTAGTTCAAATGAGATCTAATGATGTAGTGTTTGGTTATAAAAACGATTATGCTTGGCAAAAACAAGTACTCGTTAACTTAGCAGCAGATCTTAATAAAGAAAAAGTACTTGGTCATATTGGCTTAGGTGACATTCACTGGCAAGTACAAAACTTACACGTATATGAAAGACACTTTGACCTTATCAAGTAATTGGGATACGAGATATCTCGCTTTAGCATGGCACTTTGGCACGTGGTCAAAAGATCCAAGCCGACAAATTGGTGCAGTTGCTATTGGCGAAAATGGAGAAATCATAGCTCAAGGCTATAACGGTTTTCCACGAGGTATTGAAGATACTGAAGAAAGATATAGTGACAGAGACGAAAAATACAAATATGTAGTACATGCAGAAATGAACTGTATTTACAATGCAGCAGCAAATGGAGTATCTTTAAAAGGCTCGACATTATATGTACACGGATTACCAACTTGTAGCGAATGCGCAAAAGGTCTTATCCAAGTCGGCGTCAAAAGAGTAATGGCTTTCTCTCAAGATACTCCAGATCGTTGGAATAAAAGCGATACATTAACAGAACAATTATTTGAAGAAGCAGGTATAGAATATGAGTCAATCAAAGTTTGACGCAAAAGAATTAGAGAATTCAAAACGTATATTTAAGAGCGCGACTCCTAAGTATACAATTGATTGGTATATAAAATGGGTAGCATCAGCTATTCTTTTATTGGCAATGGCAAGCAGGTCTAATCCTGATCTTGCGTTCTATGATCAAGCATTTTCCTTAGTAGGAACATTTGGTTGGTTAATAGTAGCTCTTATCTGGAAAGATAGAGCATTGATAATTTTAAACACAGCAGCAGTCCTTATCCTCGGAAGTGGTCTGATAAGTGTTATAACTAATAGTATATAGTGAGCTACTCTGGAACTCCCAGTCAAATTTCTCACTCAAATAAACTGATATAAACAAGGAGAAAATAATTATGTCAAAAATCAAAGCAGGCATCATAGGTGTCGGATCATGCGCGAAATCTCTCGTAGAGGGAATTCAATATTATAACGAAAATCCAGAAGACAAAATAGGTCTTATGTATGAAGACATCGGAGGATATTCAATTCACGATATAGAATTCGTAGTTGGATTTGATATCGATAAAAGAAAAGTCAATAAGAAATTAGCAAAAGCTTTGAGAGCTCAGCCTAATTGCGCTATGGACCATGTTGAAAAAATCAGTATGGGAACCAATACATCATGCGTATCTAAAGATGCAATGGTCTATTCAGCTCCAGAAATGGACGGAATAGCTCCACATATGCACGACTATCCGGATGAAGTTACATTTGTAAATGGAGCAGTACCAGCAGAAACATTTGAAAGATCTGTTGAACTCTTACAATATCATAATGTAGATGTACTTATTAACTATTTACCAGTAGGTTCTGAAGAAGCTTCAAGGTATTGGGTTGATGTTGCACTTGCTGCAGGAGTTCATTTTGTAAATTGCATTCCTACATTGATATCAACAGAAGATGCAACTGAAACTGAGCAAAGATTTATCGATGCTGGGTTATCCTTTATTGGTTCTGATATGAGATCAGCTTGGGGAGCTTCAAGAATGTCTGAAGTACTACAAGGTGCGATGCTAGATTCTGGTCTTATGATTACTCAACATATTCAAATGAATATGGCTGCAGGATCTACTCAAGGACAGGAGCATATAAGAACAGGAAGAACAGCAAACACTGACTTCTTGAATATGGCAAAACAATATCGTTTAAAGAACAAACATATCTCAAAAGAGAATGTATTAAAAGGACAAAATATCGTAAGAGATGAATCGACCGCAGGTATGACGCTCTTTGCAGGTCCTTCTTTAACGGTACAACAAAAACCAGGTGGAGATTATATCTCATCTGATAATAAGATAGCAAACTTCGATATGGTAGCATATGGATTTGCGGGAGCAAGATATGAAATGTCAGCAAGACTTTCAGTTCAAGATTCACCAAACTCTGGTGGAGTCGTTGTTTCAGCAATTAGATTCTGTAAGGTAGCTTCAGAAATGGGTATTGTAGGTTATTTAAGAGGACCTTCTGCGTGGACTCAAAAGACTCCTCCAGTACAATTAAAAACTGAAGA